TTACACCCTAAAGAATTGCAAAATATATTTAAGGGAGTTGAAAACAAAGAGTATGCCTACAAATGTAAAACATCTATAGCTAGACAACATTGCGTATCATCCGAATGTATTAAAAGAAAATTAGGCATAGGTGCAAATGAAGCGTTACCTGAAGTGGGCAAACTTTTAAAAGTAAACTCATACCCTGAGCCATATTGGATTTTACCAATACAAGGTAAATCAATTAGATTGTCTACAAAACAACTTTACCAACAACAGCTTTTAGGAGAACAATTACTAAACTTTGATATTGTTTGGCGGCCACTGAAACCAACAAAAAGAGATCCAGACCCATACAGAGATTGGCTTGATGAGTTGATGCAAAATAAACAGGATATGGAGGGTTATGATGAACATGAAGAGAGAGAAGATGTATTTAATTCAAGAATGTCAAGATTTTTAGAGGATGTAGAAGATACAACAGAATTTGATCAAATTGATTCTGGTAACATTTGGAAGGATCAAATTGAAATGAGATTTAAATTGGAAACCTTTAGATCTTTTATGAAGAAGATGGGTTATAATTGGAATGAAAAAGAATGTACAAGATTTTTAGAAACAGGAGGCGCACAACCTAAAAAGAAATTTCAAAACATAAGCAGTAGACATTGGGTCGTAAGTCTGCCAAAACAAACAGAGCATAAAAATAAAGATGTCAAATTCACTAAACCAAAAGCTTCGTGGGAAGACAATTAAAATATTTGGTCCTCCAGGCACAGGCAAAACAGAAAATTTATTAAAACGTGTAAAGCGTTATCTTGAAAAAGGTTATTCACCAGATGAGATTTGTTATGTTTCATTTACAAATAAAGCTGTAAATGAATGTATAAGCAGAGTGAGAAATAAATTTAAAAATTATGATGAGGACGCTTTTAAATATTTTAGAACCTTACATAGTTTAGCAAGACAACAATTTGCAGAGATACCTGTGTTAGATCCAAAAGCAGATCTTTTAATGTTTCATACTCAATATGGCACAATAAAAATAGGTTACAAGGATACGTGGGACGATCAAAAAGTTTATAACAATTGGTCCTTACAAATTTACGATAGAGCTAGAAATATGAAAGTTGATCCTGTTGCTTTGTATAAACAACAATCAAGAAAGAATGTGAGACTTCAACAGTTCAAATCTATTATTGCAGGTTACGAGGAATTTAAAAGCATGGAAACGCCTACAGGCCAACGGACACCGGATAGATTGGACTTTACTGATATGGTCGAGAGATATATCACAGATGGTTTAGTCATACCTTTTAAAGTTTTGATGGTCGATGAAGCACAAGATCTAACACCTTTACAATGGGATATGATTGTAAAAATAGCTAAGTCAGTTGATAGAGTTTACATAGCAGGAGATGACGACCAAGCTATTTATGAATGGAATGGTGCAGACGTAAATTTGTTTCAAACATTTCCAGGCAGATCTTTAGTCTTAAAAAAATCTGTAAGATTAAATAAGAACATACATTATTTTTCTAAATGTTTATTACACGGAATGGGTAATTATAGAGTTCCTAAAGAATTTTATTCTAATGGTAAAAATGGTGATATTTATAGATGGACTACCTTAAAAAAGGTGCCATGGAATTTAGATGGTAGTTGGATGGTTCTTGCTAGAATTAACGATGTAAAAAGAGAGCTGCAGCAGGAGGCACGTAACTTGTCTCTGTACTATCAAGATGTAAAGGGCAATAAATCTTTTGATCCAAATCAATTTTTAGCAATAGAATACTGGAATAAAATTTGTGAGGGTGGTTCTATAAGTAGAGAGGAAGCTTGTGTGATGTATGAATATTTATTAAACATAGACCACGGCTACCGGTCAGCGGACAGTAAAAAATGGAGCTTCGCACATCCTAATCAAGTGTTTACATTTGATGAATTACATCTAAGGTGTGGCATGCGAGATGAAAAAGCTTCGTGGAATCAAGTATTTATGAGAAAATTTAAAGATAAAGATAAAAAATATTTTGATAAACTTATGAGAGAAGGTGTAGATCTCACAGCTCCGCCAAAAATAATTATAGATACAATTCATCAAGTTAAAGGTGGTGAAGCTGACAATGTCGTTTTGGCAAGCAAATGTAACTTCCCATCACATTTTGATAAAAAAAATTTACAAGAAAAGGTAAAAGAACTTCGGGTTTGGTATACAGGTGCCACCAGATCTAAACAAACATTACATTTATTAGGCACTTATCATCAATATAATTTTCCGTTAGGAAAATATTTTAAAACATACGAGGCAAACTATGACAAACAAAGACATGTTTGATGACGCATTCCCACAAGATAAACAAATTGGAGGATCTCATTATAAACATTTTACCATTCAACCATATGAATTTATTGCAAAAAATAATCTTTCATTTTTTCAAGGGAATATTGTGAAATACGTTTGCAGGTATTTATTCAAAAACGGAATAGAGGATTTAGAAAAAATTATACATTACTGTCAATTAGAAATAAAAAAAATAAAAGACACAAAAAAATGACATTGTTTTATGGTTTAGGTATGTTGCTTCTAGGTATAGTTGCAATTTTTATAGCAGCAGTTATAACTTACTTCATAATAAATAGATGACACATCAATTAAATTTTATTTACAATGACTCTGATTGGGT